CTATACGAAGGGAAACCAGCCTATTTTGAAGATCCCAAATATGTTAGAGGAAAAACAAGTCATAAATTCGCATCTGACCTAGTTAATAGAGTTATTAAATGGTGCCAAAATAAAAATGCCAAAAACGGACTAACTTTTACTCTTGGTAAAAAAAATGTAGTAACAACTTGTTCAACTGGATTTCATTTTGTAGTTGAGAAAGTAAATAAAAAAACTGGAGAAGTTGTTAGGACTTTAAAACCAGACTACTATGGGTTTTCTAAATGGTGCAAAGACACGGTTAAAGCAATAACACTAGATAATGGTGATATAGCGTTTTATCAAGATGGGAAATACTCGATAAAAAATAATATCGAACTGCAAAATTTTATTGTTGAAAAATCTAATTTCACAGTAAAGCCACAAGAGATAAATAATTTTTTAACTATTCTAAAATCTGTTTGTTACCAACCAGTTAAAGCAACCCCAGAAGGATTTATAAATTTAAAAAATGGAATTTTGGATGTATTTACAGGTACACTGCATCCCCACAATCCAGATTATCATTTTTTCTACAAACTAAATATTGAATACGATCCTAATGCTAAATGTCCAATCTGGGATAATTTTCTAAACCAAATTTTTCAGGGGGACGAAGAGCTAATAAAACTCATCCATCAAATATTTGGGTATATTATAGAAGGAGGATACCCATATTTGCATAAAGCTTTTGTATTTTATGGTGATGGAAGAAACGGCAAATCTACTGTTCTAAATGTTTTAGAAAAACTGGTATCAAAAGAATTGGTGAGTTATGTGAATCTGGATCTGTTAAATAATCCATTTGCTTGTTATCAACTGGCTAATGCAAAAGTAAATATCAATGAGGAATTAAGCACTAACGATTTAAATTCTGCTGAATTTAAAAATTTAGTATCTGGTGGGACTTTACGTTATAGCAAAAAATTTAAAGATGAAATGGTGACACCAATAACCGCCAGATTTGTTTTTGCTACCAATACTTTTCCAGTTTTTAAAGACACATCATTTGGGATAGATCGTCGTTTATGCATAATTCCTTTTGAATATACTGTTCCAGAAGAGCTTATAGATGTTGAATTGAATACCAAGTTATCACAGGAGCTGCCAGGGATTTTAAACCGCGCTTTAGCTGAAATACCAAATTTAAGAGTTACTAGAAAATTAATAAGTCCAAAAAAAGTTGAACAAGCTAAAATTGACTACAAAGAGGATTCTGATTCTGTATTTAATTGGTTATCTGAACAGTGCGAACCAGATCAGTTTGGACGAGTTACTATGAAATTAGCTTATCACAGGTTTTGTGAATGGTGTCGCAATGACGGTAGACAAATAATATCAAAAAGAGTTTTTGTCAAAAGAATCATTTCTGCGTCCAAGAATCATCCCAATTTTGTTGGTTTTGAAATACAAAAAGAACGCGATAAACTTAATTGGTATTTGAAGGGGTTATCCATTAAAAAAGATATGGATACTTATTTTTAATCTGTAAAAATAATAACTTATCAAAGTTAATAGTATCAAGAAATAATTATCCCATTACAAATAGTTATTTGCTGTAATGATAGATTGATTAATAAATAGTTTTTCTATTTTTCAGATCACAATAGGATTAATCACGGGGACATTCACCGGTGACAATCGTGGTGACAATCACAAACCTATTAATCACCAGTTAAATAAAAAAAATTTCATTTATACACAAAATGCTTAATAAATAAGCATAATTGGCCTATTTTTGTGCTTAAAATTTAAGCAAAGGGGGTCTTTTTTTATGCTCAAAATTTTTATTTTGCTTAAAAAGTAAGCACGAAAAATTGATGGTTTTGCTTAAATAATAAGCAGAATGATTAGAAAATGTGAAAGATTTCACTTTTTGACAGAATTGGTGACTGAAAGGTGACTGAAAGGTGACTGAAATAAAAATTTTCAGTCACCCTGTTTTCTCAATTATTTCAATACTTTATCTCATTGGTGACTGAGATGACTGAAATTTTCTATTAATTATATAAAAAAAAGAAAATCAAAAATGTATTCCCAATTTTATAAATTAATATAAAACGCTCAATCATCAGTCATCTCAGTCATCTCAGTCACCAAATGCTTGGAAATGGAGCATACCCCCTTGTCCGTGATTTAGTTGATTGCTATAGTGCATAAATAACCTATCTGACGGAGAGGGTAATTTTTTTATGGCTAATGAAAAAAAGAAATTAGAATCGGCTCAACGAGCTCAAGGTAGACCAAGTAAATATGATACAAAATACGATCAAATGCTAATCGACCATATGAGTGAAGGGTTATCATTTGAATCATTCGCTGGAGTTATCGGAATGACAAAAGATACGATCTATAATTGGTTAAGACAATATGAGTCATTTGCCGACGCCAAAAAGATAGGGACACAAAAAAGCTTGCTTTTCTGGGAAAAATTAGGACGAGATGGGATTTTCTCTATTAGCAAAACCGAACGAATCGGATCAAAAATTGAAACTAACTCTAGAGCACTAAATAGCTCTGTGTACCGATTGAATATGGCTAATCGTTTCGGATGGAAAGATAGAGTTGAACAAACAGATTCAACGGTTGAAAAAAGATTGGTCATCAAAATATCAGATGATGAATAATTAGTGAGCGATATTGTATTTGCTCCTTGGGGCGTTCAAAAAAAAATAATCAAAGACCAAAATAGAATAATCGGCGCATTCGCTGGAAAACGAGGAGGAAAAACAGAGATTGGCGCGATTAAATCTATTCTTTGGCAGGAACAAAAATCAAACTATGATAAGCATTCAATAGATCCATTTTTAGGAGTGATAATCGCCCCTACATTCGATATGTTGAGGCGACTATCATTTAAGAAGTTTACTCTATACGCAGAACCATTTATTAAGTCGATAAATAGAACCACGATGGAAATTACTTGGCATGATGGTAGCCAAGTATACGGATTAAGCGCAGATAATCCACAACGGATAGAGGGTATTAAGGCGCATTGGGTATGGCTGGATGAAGTGTTTCAGATGTCGGAACAGCTATGGCTTGAAGTGCGCGCCAGAACCTCTGATACGATGGGGAAAATACTTGTCACAGGTTCTCTTGGTGTGCAATTCGTAAATCCAAAACAGCATTGGGTTTATAGATATTTTAAAGATAATCTATCTAGTAACACAAGCTGTTATGAATGGACAACAGCAGATAACCCTCATTTCCCGAAAGAAGAAATAGAAGATTTAAAAAATGTTCTAGATCCACAGACTTTTAGAAGTATGTTTGAAATAGACTGGGATACTGTCCCCAAAAATGCTGTGTATTCAGAGTTTAGCGAGAAAAATATAATAGATAATTATGTGATAAATCCCAAGCTTGAAACTTATGTATCAATTGATTGGGGTTGGGCGCATGAGTTGGCTTGTGTGTTTTTTCAATATGATCGAGAAAAAGATATCGTATATTTGTTCGATGAAATAATACGGAACAAAATGACTTTAGAAGAATTGTACAACCAAATCATGGCAAAAGGGTATAAAATAACTGGTTGGGTATGTGATATTGCTGGTAACCAAGAGAGAGAGCAATTAGGAATTTCCAATGTCAGATGGTTTCGAGATAGAGGGATTAGTTTTAAATATTCAAAAAGCTCGGTAGCAGTAGGTATTGCTCTTGTTAGGAGTTATATTGCAACCGCATCAGGTAAAAACAAATTCTTTGTTAGTTCTAAGTGCAAAAAATCAATTGATGGGTTAAAGCGGTACAAGTATCCTGAACGCGATGGGCAGGTTTTGAATGAAACTCCAATAAAAAAGGATGACGACGCTGTGGATGCGATTAGATATTTCTTTATTAATGTGTGCAATAAAAAACAGGTCGGATCTATAGAAAGTCTGAAGGTGTTTTAATGGAAAAATATTTAGATAAAGATTTCAGAATAAAAATAATAAAAGATATTAAATCCCCTGAGAATATATCCAGAAAAAAGAAAAGTTATAAAGAGTTTGATTGCTACATGGATAACCTGAAAAGGTATGTGGATGATGCTATTGTTACTCAGTTTTCTGCTAAAACAAAATCAATGATGCCAGTCGTGGCTAGTATTAATTTAGTCAAGAGAATAATTGACCAGCAGAGTACTATTTATTTGGAACCCCCAGAAAGGGTTTTTATTGGTACTATAGATGATGACCAAGTAACATTTTTGAGATGGCTGTATAAGGACTTGGGTTTTGATTCAAAAAGTTTAAAAGCAGAGCGTATATTTAATTTGCAAAATCAGACTCATGTTTATTTTAGGATTGTGAATAATAGGATATTGATGCAACCAATCTATGCACACAATTTAGATGTAGTTGAATCGTCAGATAATCCAGAAGAGGCAGAGGCTTATATCATTAGTAACTTTGATAAATCAGACATGGTAGCATCTGATAAGATTAATCAGATTATTGCTGATAATGATGATTTTAAAAAGAGCCTTGAGAGATATACCATTTGGACAGAGGATTATAATTTTGTATTTGATGGCAATGGAGATATAGTAGGTGATCCCGAGGATGTGTATAATCCATTAGGGATCATACCAATAGTTGAAGTATCTAATACTAAAGATTTCACATACTTTCCAGCCAATGGATCAAATTTAATCAACTTTTGTATTGATTATAATGTTGCACTATCTGATTTAATGTTCATTTCTCGTCTTCAAGGATTCGCGCAAGGTGTAATCAGTGGTGACAAAGAAGTATTGGACAAGATGACCAGCGTTGAATTTGGGGCAGCACATATTATCAAGCTGGCCAATAGTCCAGATGGCAACCCGACCAAGATGGAATTTATTCAGCGAGGATCTGATATTCAAGGTTCGATTCAAGCGATTGAAGTATTATTGTCTACCTTTTTGACCAGCAAGGGGATTGATCCAAAAGTGGTAACAGGAAAAGGTGATGCTTTGAGATACTCTAGTGGGATAGAGAGATTATTAGCGATGGTAGAGCGTTTTGAAGCAGCAAAATCTAGTTTTGATCTTTTCCAAAATTACGAAATGAGGAGTTTAGAAATAATCAAAGCGATTTTGAATACCTACAATGGTAATAGAAATGTATTAGATCCGAGATATTTTATTTCGTTACCAGATGATTTATCTATTCAAGTTAATTGGAGAAGACCAGAGTTAGTTCAGAGTGAGACAGATAAAGTTAATATATTGAAGCAGAAGTTGGAGAGTGGTTTAATCAGTCCGATTGAGGCGATTCAGTTTGATAGGAATTTGAGCCGTGATGAAGCAGAAAAAGTATACAATCGGATATTATTAGATAATGGTTTAATTCCAGAGGTAGAAAACAATCTAGATAATAATTTATATATAGAAGAAGAGACTTAAATGTCCAAGTATGAAGTAAAGATTCTCAATGGAAGGATAGAGCAAACTTTAGATTTGAATGATATTTTTGGAGTTGATTTCTCCAAGAGGAAAAGTATCAGGGACAAGATAGTAAACTCTTTGATTGAAAAAATGAAAGATAGAATTTCAGAGGGTTTAGACAGATTTGGTGAACCGATGGCTCCATATAGTGAGGTTTACAAGAGTAGTTTCAATTATATTGCAGCTCGAAAAGATGGGACAGTGAACATGAGACTCACTGGTGATATGTTGGGGTCGTTAGATGTTTTATCCGAGGATGGGGGGAAAGTTAAAATTGGTTTTGTAGGTGGAGAGCAACAGGAAAAAGCGTATGCTCATTTTATGGGTACAAATAAGTTGCCAGTCAGACAATTTTTCGGAGTAACACAGAGGGAAGTTGATGCTGTAAAATCTGAATTTGATATGGAGTTAAAGATACTTGCAGACCTCGATAAACAGCCAAAACAGGATAATCGAG